ATGGTCTGAATGTTGCGTAGTGCATCCTGTTGGAGTGCACTACCCTCCGCTGTGTTGTAGGTAAATACAGGTTTGAGGTTACCAGCCTCATCGACTAGTCTACCCTGCCATGCTGCACTGAGTGCTCCTGCATTCTGGAAGTTCTGTGTTGCTCCAATAACATCACGAATCTTCTTTAGCACCTCGGTCTCTTTGGTTTCTACAAAGGCATCCTTCTTAACGAGTTGTATAGCCTTCTTTGCACCCTTTAGGGGACCAAGTATAGGAAGAGCCTGTAGGTCTTGGAGTCGGTTGATTGCTTGGAGTGTCTCCGCTGCGAGAACAGGGTGTCGTGCAGCAAGAGATGCAACCTTTGGCAGCTTCATTGCTGCACCAGCGGTACCTGCTGTGATCCACGTGGTAGGATCGGCAGCAATTTCTGCGAGTACGTTCTCTAGGAAACTGTTACCCTTAGCCTGTTCTCTCCATGCTTGTGTCAGAGAGCCTGACTTCTGTACCTGCTTGCGTTGTGCTTCATTGTGTGGTGCGATTACATCTGCGACTGTACCCGGTATGAACATCGGACCAAGACCAATATCAACCGGTCCCAAGTCCCATGTGAGCGGTGCGTTTCTGCGGCTCTTTGCCATTGCACGGATATAGTCACCAACCGGTGTGTTGCTAGATGCTGCTCGTGATGCTACACCAAGTGTCGGTCGGGCTAGATACTTACCAGATAGGTCGAGTGCCTCACCAAGATAGTGTAGCCCCTCTCCCGGCACATGTAGCGCACGGTCTAGTAGATTCTTGCCTTTCTTCGGTTGTTGTGCTTGCTGTGTTGCGAGGGGCTGTGTTACCTGTTGTACGGTAAGGTTTGTGAGAGGCTGCTTGCGCTCGATCTTGGGTACAATTGTATCCTTCACGATCTGCTGTACTGATGCAGACATGCAACCTCCTATACCCTACCATATCCTACCGTGTGTTGTGACCAATAGGCATCATTGATTGATACAATCTTAACAATATCTCCCTCTTTAGGAGCCTGAATCATCTGTCCATTGCCTATATACATACCAACGTGGGTGATACCTGGGGCATCTGTTGTGCCTGCAAAGAAAATAAGGTCACCCGGTTGGAGTTCCTGACTTGTAATACGCTTCGTTGCGTTGTATTGCTCCGCTGCTGTGCGTGGCAATTGTATCCCAGCCTGCTGATAGGCCCACTGCATCAGTCCAGAACAGTCGAACCCACCCTCTTCCCATGATTCTCCTGACCAGATATAGGGTGCCCCCTGTGCAGACATAGCTGCTGCAAGGGCATGAGAAGCATTCGGTGTAGCTGGGTTACCACCATTAAAGGTTTCTCCTACGGTTGGTACACCATACTCTAGCTGCTGCATGTAGCCATCGAACGCTGATACATAGGCTCCAATATCGGTGCCGTATGAGTCGGAACTTCCACTATAGGAGCCATCATCATTGAAGGCACCAGCACCACCGAAGTAGGCTGCTGCCGCTGATGACCAGCTACCATAGCGTTCATAGTTCTGTCGTAGAATTGCTGCTGCGGTGAAGATGTTTGTGCGTGGGTCTTGTAGATTACCACCATACTGTTGTGCAAGCTGTGACCAATATTGTGGCATGATCTGCATCAGACCCATAGCTCCACCGGGATCGTTGACATTGTTACCCTGTGATTCGATAGCCATGATCGATGCAAGTACCTGCCACGGCACCTGTAGCTCTGCACCGGCCTGCTCCATCAGGTCTCTCCACTGCATTGTGCCAGCGAGGTTACCCCCACCTACCGATGCATTCTGGTTCGACTGTGTGACCTGACCTACAGAAGTCTTCGGATTGAACTGGTTCTGTGCCAACATGTCCTGATAACTCTTTGGTCCAGCATTCAGGAAGGAGAACAACTCCATTTGTGGGTTGCTGCCCTTAAATCCAAGTAGGCCACTACCACCGATGTTCGTGTTATACCCACCACCGGCACCAGTTTGTGTCTGGTATCCACCCCCAGATTTCTGTAGCTGTGTGATGTAGGATGAGAGTGGTGGTGTTCGTTTCTGCATACCAGCAGCGGTTGTGTTGGGCAGCAAGGCACGTAAGTTTTGACTTACGCGGTTCACTGCTGAGGTATAGTCACCAAAGCGTTCAGCCATTGCTGCCCCCTATGTTAAAATTTTGGTCGGTATGGACCACCCTTTGCACTGCCTGCATTGGGGGCCAAGTTGTGTCTATACTGCTGTCGGATAGCACCAAGCGCACCCGGATTTATCATACCCGGCCCAGCTTGCATCGTTCTTCCCGGCATCATGTACGAGGTATCCCCCGCACCCTGACCACCGGCCATTCTGCGTAGCCACTCCTGCCACTCTGGTCGCTGCATACGCTGAAACCAATCAACAAAGTTACCGGGATTACCGGGCTGACTAGTTGATCGTGGCATGAATGGTCGTACTGGTGTTACAACCGGTCGTGTTGGTCCCATCATTGCGCGATTAGCTCCGCGCTGTAAGCCATGTGCGAGTGCGTTACTAAATGGTCCCATCTTAGAATCCTAACGATCCGAGAACATCTTTTCCACGCATCCACTCTAGGAATGCATCAGCAATGGTCTGTCCTGCACCAAGTCCTGCTTCAATGGTTGGCTGGTTACCAGCGAACTGATTGTACTGGTCAAGTAGTCGAGACTGTAGCCCCTGCCGCACCCTGCTACCAGCACTACCATACATGCCAGTTTCCATCATCGATGCAATAGCTCGTGTGATATCCTCCGGTGTCATATTATCAATCATTGCGGATAGGTCAGCGGTGTTCCCACCACCAATAAAGTTCTGGAGCATACCCCCGAGATTAGCACCCATAGCGTTGCCACCGGTACCCTGACTAAACCAGTCTCCCACGTTGCCGAGGAAGCTACCCGGTGCTCCGGTACCGCTACCGAAATATTGCATCCATTCTAGTCCCGGTGCTAGCTGACTCATCGCATTATAGAATGGAGAGTTACTGCTGACACTGAGTCCGAGTCCCTGCATAATGTTGTTGACAGCAGCACCCGGATTGTCTAGAAATGAGTTGCCAACATAGTCTGCTGTTGTACCACTACCGGTGGTATATGGGTCTGGTGCCTGTGCCGGATACGGACCACTTTGCATACCGGGCTGGTTTGGATCAACGAGTCCAGCATCCCGTGCAGGGTCCCAATAGCCTGTTTTGTATACTTGTAGATCGGGTGGTGAAGGCACAGTACCAAGGCTGGCCTCATGACCGGTACCACCACTCCCTGTTGTCTTCTTCTTCTTGCGGGTACCCCCCGAATCAGTTGCCATATGTGTCTCCCTAGACTAAAATGAAATCGTACGAACTGGCCGGTTAAAGTAGCTTGGGTTCTCCCTACGTATGTTCGGAGATGAGCGTGCAAACTCCTTATTAAAGTTATAGTTCTTTACGTAATCAGTGAACGAAGTCATAGGCTGCATATTAACCTGCTCGTTCCACTGTTGGTTTGTCCACTGGTCTCGCACACTACCGAACATTCTACGGAGCATATCCGTAGCAGAGTTCGATGGTCGTGCTCTACGAATTAAATCCTCCCATGCAAGGTCGGGGTTATCGTTGTAGAACCCTGTAGTGAATGGGGCATTACCGGCCATAGCCTGTGCGAATGGACCCATATTAAACGGTGAGGATTGACCATTGTATGCGTAGCTAGGCATTAGGTAGTCCCCCGTTCTCTATTACGCTTGGCTAGTGCCTCTGCGTACTTCATAAATGCCTCTGGTGTCTTATTCCATGATGGTTGCGCGGTGCCTTGTAGCCAACCAATGTATGCGTTATACATAGACTGATTATCAAAGTTACCACCCTGACCACTGCCCCAATAGCTACCATCCCATGCCATCATATCCTCATCCGGCATCATTTGGGCTTCATCGGTTGCTTCCATAAAGCCCCAATCCATCGCAGTATCCGGTGCTGCTCCTGCTGGTGCTGTCTGTTGTTGGTTACCGGTTGCCATCGCTGCTTCGGTAGAGGTTAGTCCCTCTGCTGGTGGAGCAGTGGATGTTGTTTCTTCTGGTTGGTCCTGTTCAAAGCTGCGTTGTGCTTCGAGTACCGCATCAGTCATGAACTTGTAGTATTCGGAAATGTCTACATTCTGTTCATCCTGCATCGATCCATTATACCAGAGTCTGATAGCCTCATCGGCACCCTCTGTGAATGCCTTAGCTACCTCTGGTGCAATGGTAACACCCTCTTGTGCAAGGTATTTCAACACAATTGCACTGGTCTTATTCGTGACCTGTTGTGAGTTTGTTGCGTTTTGGAATGGTACAGTACGGTCTGCTTCGGTCAGGTTACGCATAACGGCATATTGTGCATCGGTGTCCCATGCGGTTGTTCTGTCAGTTGGTGCCTCTGCTGCTTGTGTACCCTGTACGGCATCAGTAATAGCCTGACCAGCGTTCATTGCTGCACGCGGTAGACTTCTTATGAGCGGTCTGGTGACATTAAGTGGTGAATTGTACAGGAAGCGTGTTGGTGCTCCGGTTATTCTGCTGGCATCGGTAGCAAAGTCTTTTCCACTACCGAGTAACTGTCCAATTACATCACCGGTTACACGTGCTTCACCCATACCGGGCAGCATACTACGTGTAAATGCGCGTGCGTTTGGTCCCGTTGCTGCCTTAAACAAGCCTACTGCTGGTCCGATAGGGGGCATAGGAACAACGGGTTTGATTGGGGATTTCTTTAGTATTTCATCTAAGAAGCTCATATTACACTCCTAGTGGCATACCGGCTGCCATACCAAGCGGCATTGCCCCTGCTCCCGGTTGTCCCGGTGGTAGTCCACCACCCGGTCCACCTAGGGATGAGCCGAGTGATTGCTGCATCAGGTTGGCTCCGGGCTGTGCTACCGGTGCTTGCGATGTGGTTGTGAGTCCCGGTACCTGTGGTCCCTGTGGCATCTGTGGTTGTTGTGGTTGTCCACCAGCAAACTCTGCCATCTTCATGGTCATATAGAGTTTGAAGAGTTCTGGATCAGCCTGATACAAGGTAAGAGGAACCAGTCCCTTCTTGATGATATCTTCATCCATGTTGATAAGATCATACAATACGCGCTGATTTTCTCGCTCTGGATTGTCGATCATGAGGTAGTCTTCACGTGCAGTTTCTAGTGAGATGAGCTTCTTCTCAACCAGCATGGTTGCTAGCTGTGCCATCGTTGCTCGATCCTTCGGTGATACATCACGATAGTATACAATATTTTCGGTACCAACAGCCTCTACTTCTTCTGGTGCAAGTGTTACACCAGATTGTACAACACCTTGCTGGTCGCGTGTCCAGAAACCAATCTCACCCTCTACGAAGTCACGGATAAGAATAAGTGCACACTCATTTACCTGTGTATATGCTTCCTGCATTGCCTCAACCACTGCATAGAGTTGATCTCTCGCTGCATCGGTCATCATCGACATGAGGAAGCCAGTTTCGGTGCCACCCTGTCCCCAGAGTACATTCGGGAGTGTACCCTTTTGTACATCATCGAGTAGGCTGTCAATGACAGGACCAACATCGTTTGGGTTCGGGTTCAGTAGGAGCGGCTCTACTCGTTCTCTGTCATACAACAGGTAGTTTGTGGTGCCCGGTGTATAATCGAGTGGTCGTGGGAGCTTATCTTGGTTTGGGTCATAGTAGTAGAGTGAAGCGGGGTTAGCTGCGTTTGCAACCTGTGTCGCGAGTTGTGATAGGAGTCGGTTGAGGGATGCATAGGATGCTTTGATGCCGTGGAAGATCGGTACACCCACATCTTCAACCCATGAAGTCTGGTCCACCGAAGTTGCGCGGATCGGAGAGCCGTTGCCGGTAACAATAGCCCACGGTACAAAGCCATATTCATGTGCGGTTGGCTTCTTGATGTACACACCCGCAACTGAGATAGCGTGGAACCAGTCATCGTAGTATTCGGTGACCTCCACCTGTTCCTCATCATCTTCCTCATCGAATTCCTTAGCCGCTTCCTCCCATTCATCTTTGAGTTCTCCGTATGTGGTCCAATATTTATGCACTACGTAGAGTAGCCCTCGGTCTCCAAATTCAGGATATACCTGTCGTGGATCAAAGAGCTTGACTCTGATAGGCATTTCGACTGCTGGGTCTACTTCGGAATCGTACCAGATACGGAAAGAGGCCCATCCCCTCAAACAGAGGAAATGTGCCATCGCGTGTTGGAGTGAACCCTGACTCTGTGATCTTCTCCATGTACGATTCCACGTTGTCCACGACCAACGTAGGAAGTTCTCAATCTTCTGAGCTTCTTCTTTGTCATCTGGTCCGGGTGGAATAACTTGGATCGTAGGAGTCTGAGATGCAAGCATGTTTGCTGCCTTCTCAACCACAACGTAGGGTGTATTTTTCTGGATGACTTCACCAGTTCCCTCTACCTGCTCTTCCAAGCGATAGAGTGAGAGGTCTTCATCCATACGGTTGTCACGAGGGAGCCACTTACCAGTAATACGTGTGACCTTATCATCGATTTCATCTTCGGTAATCTTACGTTTCTTCTTACGTGATTGTGCCTTAGCCTGTGACTGATTATCTGGTAGTGCTGGGGGCTGCGATAGTCCCTGCTGTGCCTGTATCTCCTGTAGAATGAATTGCATGGTTGGGGTGTTCGCAAGACCGGCCAGCATTCCACCGAGCGGATCACCAGCAGCTTGCGGTCCACCAATACCAGCAGCAATAGGATTCTGTAACCCCATAGGAGCACGGAATCCTTGCTGTGGATTCATCTGTTGCGATAGTGGCCCGACAACACCCGGAGGAAAGCCACCACCACCAAGAAGTGCAGCAAGCGGGTTAGGCCGCTGCTGTGGTGGGAACGGTATAGACATACGCTTTACCTCCGGTGCGCTACAATGTCATCGTACGCTCTTTTTAGTCTCTCTGGTTCTGGTCGTTCCATGATCGCAAAGAGAGGCTCGTTGACAAAATAGTATTCAAGTGCTGACCGATAGTGGCTTGTGCCATCATGAATTGGCTTGATCTTCTCATTGGTTGACTGTGATGTAGGGTTGCGCTGTGGGAAGCGTGCGTTAGATAGTGCGTTATAGAATTCGACACAGTTGGGCATGTTGATGCCTTCGATGTTACGAATGCCTAGCTCTGTCTTGCGCTTGCGTTCAGCAAAGTCATTATCCTTCTGGTTGGTCTGAATAATAATATTGTGACCGGCCAGTACATGATAGGCAGAGGTACCAGAGGCTACCGAACGCTTGTATACATCCGGGTCTCCATAATGCATAGCTCTAGGGAAATGGGCATGATCGGCAATAATGATCTTGTCGAGTTCCGTATAGTCGTGCGTATTATCATCTGGAAATGAACCTAAGATAAAGGGTACATAGAAGTCAATAGCCTTGTCTCGATTGCTGTAGCAGTCCACGATACGTGTCTTGCCCGTGGTTGCGTTACGAGCAATCCATATCAGGGCTGTGTCATCATGAATACCAAAGTCCCATGCCACGAAGAGATGCCAGCGTGGTTCCCATGGATAGAGTCCCTGCTTCGTGTGTACAAAGTCGGGATAGACTAGGCCACGACCAGAGCGATGATAGTCGATATCAAGCTCTTGTGCCGCATCCTCTTTGGTCATACGAGAGCGTTGTGTGCGCTCCCATTCTGCATTCTTGGCAGAATCTCTACTAAAATGTAGGGTAAAGATTCTATGTCTTCCACTAAATCGTTCCTTGGCAAATCCATTCTGCTCAGGTGGTCCGTTGACAGTGGAGATGAGTATGCGGGTGGGTGTAGACTGTGTGGTAGCTCGAAAAGCCTGTTCAAAGTCGTCCCAGAAGGCAGCTTCATCCATGACAATGACTGTATATCGGCCCTGTCTGGAGAAATTTGGATTACTAGATTCACCAATAATAACATTGCCATTCTCCGGGTTAACTACTTTGAGCTTCATACGGTGCTGGCCGGGGTTGTATCCCTTGGGTAATAACCAGCGTGGTAGGTGTTCGAGGAAGTATGCGATCTTACCAAAGTGACTATCAAGGGTCCAGTTGTCTACGAGGTCTTCCTTACGGGAGCCAACGAGTGCTTGGAAACCTTTGCGAAAGAGGAAGTTATGACAAAGCCACGCGACAAAGAGCCATGTAGCTCCCATCTCGCGTGACTTCTCTAAGAGTCCATCTTCTTGATTGTCTAGGAGACTTGTGAACCACTCGATAACTTCCATCTGATACTGTCGGTTGTCTGTCATAAGGAAAGGAAGATCGGGGTGTGGTGCTCCTTCTCTGGGATCAAATGTAAAGCCAAAGAGATTAATAAAGAATATCGGATCGTTCTTACAACGCTCACGTACTCCATCTCTATATTGTGGATAGTCCCGTAACAGCACCGTGAGCTTTGCTCTGTCGCGCAGTGTTATCGGGTTATCGGGGAGTATCAATTGTGCCATTATACCATTCCTATGTAGGTGATCGTATCTGTGCGCTTAGTACGCTTTACGTGAACTAGGTTTCTTCTTTTTAGCAAACGGATTAGTGCCGCTTGACTTGCGAGAGCCTACCTTATTATCTGGTTCAAACGGAGACTTACGTGTTCTACTGTCTTCACTGATAACATTGTCTGGCTTTCTTTTGTTTTTCGTTGTCGTTCGTTTAGCAGGTGTTGACACTAATCATCGTCCTCATCTTCATCATCACTAACTGGTCGTGCTGCTGTAATTGCTGCTGCCTGTGCCGCTGATGATAGATAGGCTAGTCTATGCGCTTCGGTCGGGAATGCTGTGCCATCTACACCGGCTGGTCCTACGGGGCCAGTCGGTCCAGTATTACCTGCTTTTGCTGCTGCACTCACCTGTTCCTGTGTTGGTGGTCCACCAGTAAATCCTGTGGGTCCAGTTGCGAGGTTGTCACCCGTAGCACCAGTTGGTCCAGTTCTACCTGCCATTAGTAGCCTGCCTTCCTGCTCTTACCTGAGCCAGTTGGTCCACCCTTAATCTGCTTACACATTTTTGATTCACCCGGAGCACTCACAGTACGATTGGTAATCGGTGCAGCCGCGCGCATTTCCTTACCAACTCTGCGAATACGATCCTGCTGTTCGGCATCATACGTATTGTATGCCATGCTTACCCCTCCCGTGATTGTTCCGATAGAAACGCATATAGCTGATCTGGATCACCCTCAAAGTCAGGTACTTCCTTCTCAATCGGTGTATCTTGTGGTGTGCCAACCACGTGCCTATTCTGTTGTGCCTTCTCAGCACTAATACCAACTCTGTCTAGCAATGTTTTAATCGCTTCGAGTTGTACCTTCGGATCGATTCTCGTACCGGCCTTAGGCTTAATGAGCTTCTCTAGGCCAGCCACAGCATCAATAATAAGCATGTTAAGCTGGTCATAGCCGCGCTGTCTGAGGTCGGCAAATGTAGCAGCAGAGCGGTCAAGAATTGCGATACCTTCAAGGGCAACCTTCTCTTCCCATCTGTCCTGCTTGTACCACTCATAGACTGTTGCCCTGTTGGTGGTCGGAATATTGGGTCTGTCTGATGGATCATCATGTAAGCGTTGTATATACCAGAGATACAGTTGGTTCGGGTTCTGCTTCATACCGAGTAGTGGAAGTCGTTTGTAGTCTTCGTAGGCTTGTCTCCTACGTAGGTCTTCGCTGGGATTTGCCATTCTGCTTGCCCTTACGTTGCTCGAATACTCGTGTCACTGCCTCTGGTGGTGTTGGTGGTGGCTGTGCTGCTTGGAACTGTGCCGAACTGAGCTTAACCATTTCCATGTGATAGTCGGTCAGGTTGACAGCATTGCCATCAACATACCACATAAAGATGCCGGTCGGTGATTCATCTGCTGGTACAATACCATCAGTTGTAACAACCAGACCGAGGATTTCGTTCACTGATATTTCGTTCTCATCATCATCAAAATGGGTGCGATCAACGAGTGCCTGGTGCAAACACGGCACAAGCTGTGCCCACGGTGCTGTTTCTAGAAAATATACTGCGTACAGGTTGTTCTTGTCAAGTACGTGTCGAATGCGTAATGCCATGTCATGCCTTTCGTTGCGCTTGCACGCTACGGGAACGCAAATAAGCCCGTAGTGAATACTACGAGCGTATAAGAGGGGCAAGCCAGATGCTTCCCTACAACAAATGTGAGTCTTATGACTAGTGGTGTTCTGGCTCTCCCTCTTAGGTGTCTATACTCAGAGTCGAACTGAGTGTAAGATGCGTATGAAACATCGGCCTCACCGTTTGGCTCTATAGACATGGTAGCGGTGGTTGGGTTTGCACCAACGTTTTCTTGGTTATGAGCCAAGCGAGATGACTACTTCTCTACACCGCAATGTATCCACCGCGAGATTCGAACTCGCATTCAACAGTTTTTGAAACTATTTGCTTTGCCAATTAGCATACGTGGATAAGGAAGGGGTTTTCTAGAAAACCCCGGAGGCTCATACTGGATTTGCACCAGTGTACACTGTTTTGCAGACAGCTATCTAACTGCTCGATCAATGAGCCACGAAAGAACCGGACAGGATTCGAACCTGCAACCCACAATTTCACAATCAGTGGGCAGTAGTGTGCTCTACCGACACGTGCCTATAGCTGTTGACTGGCCGGTCTGACAGCGTACGTGCTTCGGTTCATCGTTGCCAGAAGGGCTGTGACTTCGAAGTTTTCGAGAAAACTCCTACCGAGCGCGACCAAGGTGTCATCAGGCTGACAAGCATATTCAGTTGTAGCGGTGCAGGTACACTGAGGCCGAGTACCGATTCCCTGCTGTGGTACATGCCCACGGAATCACATTATCCTCTTGTTGCACACAGCGGAAGAGACAGGATTCGAACCCGCTGGGCATTTAGCCCTACTGCGTTCAAGGCAGCTACACTCTCCAACGTTAGCTCTTCCATGTTGTGCGATGCCTTTTTGGTTGTGGTTATATCGCACTGTTCCGGCCACCCAACTCATCACTGGAACCTGTCGGGGCACCTACTACGAAGAGTAGTGCGTTCGCTTTCATAGGAGTCAGCAAGGCTGACTCCGCGTGACTAGCTTTGCTAGTCACTAAAGATTCCTAGGCTGGACCCACGGCACACCATGCAGGAGTCGAACCCGCGCTAACTGGTTTGGAATCAGTTGTACTTCCGTTATACGAATGGCATATGTTGGGGCCGTAGCCCCGTGTATTACATCATTCCCGGTGGCATACCTTGTCCACCCTGAGCACCTAGGGCACTAGCGAAGGGCATTCCACCACCCATACCCGGTGGTCCTGCCTGCCCCTGTGGCATAGCACCACTCTGTCCTAACATCTGCTTTAGTAGCATCATCAGGAATGGCATGATAGCTTCCATACCCTGTCCACCACCACCCATTCCGGGTGGCATACCACCACCAGCTTGTCCACCACCAGCACCCATTCTACCAAGCAATGACTGAATATCCACGTAACCTCCTAAGAGCCGAATAAATCCGACTCACTACATGAGCCGAAGAGCAGATTCGAACTGCTGCTCAGTGTTTACGAAACACTTGTTCTTCCACTAAACTACAACGACAAGCACGCACCATAGGGAAGTAGAACTCGCATCTACCTATGATATCCTAGCCACTTGGTTCCCCATGATCGCGGAGCCACACCTGAGACTTGAACTCAGTACATCGTTCTTACCAAGAACGCATTCTACCAGATGAATTAGTGTGACATATTGCTAGGTAATGTGGGGTGTGTGCCGATGACCCACATTTTACATGACACTACAACCTAGCAAGGCTCCCCAGAGAGGAATCAAACCTCTATAATGACTTTAACAGAGTCGCGTAATATCTTTATACGACCGGGGAATATAGGCAGTTTTCACTAGAAAAGCTAACTAGAGGTAATACTGCCAAACCGGTGGGGAATGAAGGAATCGGACCTTCGAATACATCCTTATCAGAGATGCCGCGAACCATTTGCGTTACTCCCCAATTGAGTCTGCATAGTCCCAATGGTTGTAGGTACGAATATCTCTACGACCACGAGTTTCACCATAGTTTGTTCTACACTCCAGCTTACTATAGTGATCTATAATAAACTGGTCTGCTTCGGACCTAGGAGTCGGACCTAGATTGGCTGTTTCAGAGACAGCTTGCCTACCATTAGCAGAGTCCGAAATAATGATCCACTGTTGAATTTTTGCACATATACCGGGATCACCCGTACGCACAATAGGTACTCCACAAAATGATAATTGTTCATGCGTGCGTGGGTAGTAGCGAATACTATCCAGTTCCTCTTCGAATATCTCGTACTCGCGTGTACCCATCTCGAACATAACAACCTTCACATCTCTGTTGTTGTCAAGAAATGTTCGAAGAAGCGGTATGATCTGCATGAGAACTACTTTCTAGCTTTTCTACAGCATAGCGGTGTAGGTATGCCGTTGCTTCTACAAACTCTTGTTGAAATATATTCATAAACGTAGGAGATGCAGCAAGGACATTTGGCAATGCTACAATGAGCTTCACGCTGTTGTAGTATGGCATAGTATCCTTAACAACACCAACTTCTACAGCAACATAGCAATTATCATCGCTACGCTCCACCATTGAACAGTCACCGGCATCGTTACACAACCACACACCAGTATAATTAACCATGTATATCTCTTTCTAGGATGGTTCCAAAGGAATGATTCGAACATTCATTAGCTGTTTCAAAGACAGCCTTCCTACCCTTAGAAGACTCTGGAATATTAGTCCCACCACAACCAGACAAGATCGGTCTTGAACTCCATATCATCTGGGCTGTGTGGGATTATTGTAATCATAATTTCACCAAACAATGTGTCCGTATACAGGTGTACCTCACACGAGTCAGCATAGTCTTCACCGGGTCCATCGTGATCTTTATATATTTCTGGTATAGTCACATGACCACCTAGCTGTTCGATGGTTTGAAAGAATTGTAGGGCTTCTTCATTCGTAAATTGATTACTCGCAAAGTTGCCTGTATTCCCTCTTTCGATCTGTTCCTGAATGTAGTCAATGCCTGATTGCATGGTGTAACTACTTTCTAGGGGGGTGTCCCCGACTGGATTCGAACCAGTATTCTGCTGGGTAAGAGCCAGTAGCAGTACCATTGTGCTACGGAGACATGTTGAGCCTTTTATAGTCCTGCTCAGGACCAAGCGGAAAGTAGAGGAATCGAACCCCTGGAGGTTGCCCCCTACGGTTTAGCAAACCGCTGCATTACCACTCTGCCAACCTTCCATTTTATGTTTCTACGAACGGCTCCGCTGCGTGAATGTCTCGTGCATTCAGGTATGCAGCCTGTGCGGTGTTCCATGTCACACCCGGTGTACTGACTACAGTGAAGAGGAACCTACGAGTTAGGTGTGTCAGTGTTGTGATCGCTGCTACACGAAACGCTTCTACGATTGCTTCTGCCTGCGCTGATGTCATGTGCATTGTTATACCCTTTCTGGCTCATGCCATGTTGTTAGTCCACATTCTGCATCTTGTGATGCATCTCTCCACATTGTTGTGGTGTAGTATGGATCAAAAATAGCGAGTCGTTCCTCATTCGTATCTTCATCAGCAAGCTGCACAATCATTGCTGCAATGTGCCGACCATCATAGTCTACGTAGTGTACGATCCGACCGATACTTGGTGTCATATTGCTACTTTCTAACTAGTGTGCGACAGGAGACTCGAACTCCCATCTCTTGCGAGACAAGCCTCTCAGACTTGCGTGTATGCCATTCCACCAATCGCACATGGGTACGGGTAACAGGATTCGAACCTGTAGCGTGCTGGGCTTAAACCAGTTGTGTTTGCCGTTTCACCATACCCGCATAGATGGGTGGTTTTTAGAGAGGGTAACTCACAGGCATATTAGTGAGCGTTGCCACCAACCTCTTTGTGTACCTGACAGGATTCGAACCTGCACCCCTTGCGAGAATAGCTTCTAAGGCTATCGTGTATGCCATTCCACCACAAGTACATGATGATGGTTCCACCGCGATTGCGCGTTACCATCAACCGCAAAGTGCAGCAAAGGAGGATCGAACTCCTGAGTCTACATTGGCAATGTAGAAGTTTACCGCTAGCTTATTGCTGCCTATCGTAAACGAACCTTATCAGGATGCTCCGCAGCGCGTTGTACCTGCGTAGCTTCTTCTTGCTGAAAGTAGGCATCTGCTGTTGTAGCCACCAATACGGTTAGGTATACTCCCATGAACACGAGACCTACGATGGACCAGTAGACTGATAGTATCGCAGTCGATACCGCGTATGCAGACAAGAGCAGGGTCATACCCATGACCCATCGGCCACGTAGATCAAAGAACTTCTTGAAATAGCTAGTCAATAGCTTGACTGATGTGAGTACACCAACGGCACCGAATACTCCACCCTGTATGATTAATGTAGTGTCAATGTCCATCAGGACTCCATTCTAATGGTGCGGGATGCCGGAATTGAACCGGCTTATCAACTTTGGAAGAGTCGCAGTTTACCGGTAACTCAATCCCGCAAGCAATGACCGCTAGTTGGTCTAACGGTCAATGATCTGTTTCCACATATGGTGGATCAGTCTGTTGTGGAGTGAGACAGTCGATCTATGATCTTCGTGAGACTGTCGTGTGGGGTACTCCTTACCTGTCATGATTGACAAGTGGCTGGACACTCTTACACTCACGAGCTAGTACGAGTATCTGATACTAGCAAGGGCACCAATGGCAGGAATCGAACCCGCAGTAACTGATTACAAAACAGTTGTGTTACCATTACACCACAAAGGTAAGGTACCGCTACGTGGAATCGAACCACGACTCTCGGATTCGAAGTCCGAAACACTCTCCTTTATGTTATAGCGGCATGGCATCCTCACGCAGATTCGAACTGCGACCAAAGGCTTCGCAAGCCCTCGTTCTATCCCTTGAACTATGAGGATAGGGTTCCCTCAACCGGTAACGCTCCGATCCACACCGGGCTTCAACCGGACGCTCTACTTCTGAGCTATGAAGGAGTGTATGTATACTGAATTGTTATAAATGGTATTGCCAGCCATTTATAGCTTTCGAAAGTATGGTGCGAATGCTGATATGTTAGCCGTTTTACAAGATAGGTGAAACATATCCAGAATCTCCACGGTACACGTGTTTCTTTGTGCTCACCTACGATCTTAGTAATAGCAAACGCACGGCCTTTATATTTTCGCATCGTTTCTAGTTCGTAGCTACCAATACGCTTTCTCATGCTTCAACCAGTCTTTCGTTATTCTACGTACCGATGACCAATGCTGTTGCTTCATCTGTAGTCTACCACTACGAGCATGTGTAGCATATTCATTCAGTGATGATCGTTTACCATTCGGAGTTGCACACTTACGCATGTTAGTCCCCCCAACGGGATTCGAACCCGTGTTCTCAGCCTTGACAGGGCCGCGTGATAGGCCACTTCACTATAGGGAGTTGGTCGAACCAACGAGATTTGAACTCGTGTTGCCTGTGTGAGAGACAGGCTTCCTGATCCACTAGAAGATGGTTCGAGGGTCTGGCATGGTAGATTCGAACTACCGGCTACCGCATTCCAAACGCGGGGGGATGACCGCTTCCCTAATGCCAGATGATAAGAAAGTTTCATTCGTGAAACTTACTATAGGTTCCACTCTATAGCGCAGTCACCTACAACCATGCGGTACTCTGTACGGGGATCGAACCCGTGCCAACACTTTGAAAGAATGTTTGCCTTCCACTAGCATAACAGAGCATGTTGCGGAGCGTTGATAACGCACTGGCTCCGCATGTGCGATCCCTAAGAGGGCTGGTGATATAGCCCTGTGCCCCGTAGAGGAATTGAACCTCTATCCACAGTATGTAACACTGTTGCCTTACCATTATGCTAACCGGGCATGAGGGACCGCAAACCTAACGCTGGCACTTCCCCGCTCTCTGCTGTACAGTCAGATCGTAGGTACTAGGCTTCCCGCATTTGAGACAGTCCCGGTCGCTCTTTCAGGAGTTGAACCTGCTCATGAAGAAGATATAAGCTTCCTGCCAACTACCGGCTGGCACAAGAGCGTTTATTAGTAATAATCTCTAAGAGGTCTATCACGCAGACTAAACAATGCCTCAGCTACAAGTTCCTCGACTGGTCTATTGCTATCCCAATCCTCGATGGTGTCGATGTAGTCACCCTTTGATGTGACCTTGTATGTAGATGGGTGACCAACGATACTTGAAACAGATGTGTTGGTGATTTCCAGTTCACGTATGTTTCGCTTATTACTAAGGTATCCACCCGGAATCAGTTCAACCGTTACACGCAGCATTATCCGCACCAATTCACAATAATATCAATGGCTTTTTCGAGTTCCTCTTCAATGTAGTTTGCATCATAGTTTAAATCCCACGCATCACCCACCCGTTTGAGCACTGGAATCAGAATCTCAGCAAGTTTGGCAAAATCACGTATAGCATTGCCTGTCATATCACGATCAAACAGGAGAGATTCTAGTGCATCCTCTGAGATGTTTATTTGTAGCATACTACAGGCTTTCTAGGTTTTCGTGAAAACCTATTTCTAGCAGTTCCCTGTGAGGAACAGCACAATCAATATGATAAGAATCAATCCAACAAGTCCACCCGGCCAGATAATCATTATACCACATCCTTATCAGTCTGGATGATACAGTTCCCACAACATCCACACAATAGCTCCAAACACCATCAACCAGAGTATCAATGCTGTGAGCCACATTATATCACATCTTTCATTGTTTGTCAAGTGGCACCCCATGTAGGATTTGAACCCACACCTTAGACCTTAGAACGATCAAGCTCTTCCGTTAAGCTAATGGGGCAGGGTCAGCAAGGTGAGAATCGAACCCACATAGCTGGATTCACAGTCCAGTGCATTTCCAATATGCTACATGCTGGGTGCCCGTGAGAGGATTCAACCTCTATTCCTTCATCATGTCGAGATGACATTCTGCCAGTCGAAATACACGGGCTTGGTACATCCATCAGGGATCGAACCTAAACTCACGGATTAAAAGTCCGCTAGACTTCCATTGTCTTATGGATGCGTGGGTGTGTCCGGGGAGAATCGAACTCCCATTGTCACAATGCAGATGATTTACAGTCACCCTGCGGGTCCACCCGCATCAGACACGTGTGTTGGTTATTCACCGACACCAGCAAACGGTTGGGCATGGGTACGTGTCCCCAAGTCACGGAACTGATTATTAACGTGAGTCAGCCAGTCACGGGTGGAGGTTCGGGGATTCGGACCCCGTACTACTGCGTGCAAAGCAATGGTTTTCCCAAGTAAACTAAACCCCCACGTTGAGCAGTTTTTATGTCCCCGTATGATAGTGAGAGGAACGTAGTGGTCATGCTCAGGACCGCGTTTTATGAACTTGTA